CTATAAAATTGTCGGTTGCGTTACGGCATCGTAGTGCTGCACGTTTGCCGTATCGGCAGTGTAGTTAAAGCTGCCGACTCCGTTGTTGACTGTTTCAAACCCGCTGGTTTGACCGCTTGCCAACAGTTTGTCCAGCAAGGTTTCTACGGTAAATGTCCCTTCGTCAAATCGGAATTCTCCGACAGAAGCGGAGTTGCTGCCTTTGAGATATTGGTTGTCGATGGTGATTTTGCCGCCTGAGTTGGCAATGGTGATTTCCCAATCGATTGCCCCGCTTGCGTCGGTGCTTGCATGGATATGCAAATCCTTGACGGCGATGCCTTGTCCGAATTGGAGGGCGTTGTTGCCGTGATTGTCAGAAATGGTGTCATGTCCCTCTCCGAAGCAGAAGACATAGGTATCATTCCCTGCGCCACCATACAGGATATCGTCGTCTAAACCGCCAAACAGTAAGTCGTCGCCGGAGCCGCCATACAGCACGTCTTTGCCCGACTCGCCATAAAAGACATCGTTGTTTTCGCCGCCGAACAACGTATCATTGCCCGCCCCGCCATTGAGATGGTCGTCTCCGCCGTTGCCGAAAATCACATCGTTTCCTGAATCTCCATTGACGGTATCTCTGCCGTCGCCGCCTCTGACGATATCGTCGCCATCGCCGCCACTGATGAAGTTGGTTCCACCGCTGACGAATACGGTATCGTTGCCGCCGCCGGCATAAATGTTGTCGTCGCCGCTTTTGCCGTCAATATGGTCTATGCTGTCAGTGCCTTTGATGCTGTCGTTGCCTGCCGTTCCTGTAATATAGGTCACGCTGACGGATTTGAAGCCGGCGGTTTCGTTGACGTAATAATAATTTTGATCGGGAATATTGCTGAGTTCCTGACGGGTAATGGAGGTAACTTTTTCCGGATGATCAACAGCGGATGGATCAGAAACCATCGCATTTCCGATGATGTTGTTGCCGGATAGGGCGATGCCTTTGCCGTTTGAAATCGGCGATGTCTGAGTAATGGCTGTGTCGGACAGGTTGTTGGCAATGATGTTGTTTTCGACTTTGACGTTTTTGATTGCGCCATGCTCTTCTTCGAAGTCGATAGAGCCTTTTTCGCGTCCGTATGTGTCGGTTCGTGTGCCATTGCCGATTAACAGATTGTCCCGAACCGAAATACCTTTTTTGTTCAGGTCAAAATTGTGTCCTTGGAAAACGGTGTTGAGGCGTATGCCCGACCATGCGGTGTTGTCGCGAATCAGGTTGCCGGCTACTTCATGTCCGGCGCCGCCGAAGATTCCGATACCTGCCGCGCGCCAGCCGAGTTCGACGGTGTTGTTCAGGAAACGGTTGTTTTCGGCTACTTTGGATTCTGTTTGGTCTGCAATGCTCGACCATGTCGCCAGACCGTCGTCGCCGTTGCCTCGGATGTTGGAATTGATGACGGTCGAATGGCTGGTTCCCTGCGCAAAATTAATGCCGTCTGCGAGATTGTTCCGGATGAGGGCGTTGGAGACGGTCAGCCCGTCTGTGTAGTGCAGTGGGTGTTCATTGTCCACTTTGGTGTAATCGCCGATCCAGATGCCTACTTCAAAATGCTCAATGGCGATGTCGTGGATGGACGAGCCTTTGCCCAAAGTGCCGGAAATGCCTTTGTAGTTGGCTTGTTGGTGGAAACGGGATGCCAAATTTGAATCCATCGACAGATTGCCGAAATCAATATTGTTGCTGCCATGTTCAAACACGATGCCGCCGCCTTTTTTCACTGTACCGTTTTCAAAAACGGGCGGTTCCTCGCTCGTGAAATGCAGTTTGGTATGCCACCTGCCGGCACCGCCGATGCTGATTCCTTTAGGGGCATAGATGTGGAGCTGGTGGTCGAAATCAAACTGCCCTTCGGGAATGTAAACGGATTTTCCGAAGGTTTTTGCCGATTCGATTGCCGCCGTCAAGGCTTTCGAATCATCGATTCCGTCGTTTGCTTTTGCGCCGAAATCGGTAATGCTGACGCTGTTTGCGGGCTGTTTGATCGCGGAAGGGGCTTTTTCCAATTCAACGAAGTCGATACCGACCGGGGTGTTGCCTGATTGGTTGACGATGGTGACGGTGTCGCCGCTTTGGATGGATGTATTTTTCAACAGCGTACCCACTTCGTCGAACTGGAAGCGGGCGACACGGTCGGCAGCAGGCGTATCGTGGATTTTGATGTCTTCGCCTTTGTGGTGTTCATAATTTTCCAAATACTGCCAGTTGTGTTTTGATGATAAATCGAGGTTGGCTACGGGTTTGCCGTTTACTTGGATTTCAACTTTGCCGGTTGCCCCGTCGGGAACGGTATAGCGGAGGGTGGCGGCATCCGCATCCGCTTTTGCTGTAAACGAAACGGCGGCATTGGCCGGCAGGTCAACGTAAGACTGTTTGCTGGCTTCGTGGGCAGTGGAGTGTGTGGAAGCGGCTTTTTTGACTGTTGCACCTGCTGAGAGTGTACCCTGGTCGGCTTCATAAGTCGTGTATGCGGCTTTGGCACCGTAGCGGGAGGGATCGTAGGTAACAGTTTCTGACATTAATATGTTCCTTTTGAAATGGTCTGTCATTTTGAACAGTAAGACATAATAGGCAATGCAACCGCTGAAAAGTTCTATGTCGATTTAAAAGGAAACGTCGTCTGAAAGTGGGGATCGCTCAGAAGGGTTGTAGATGATGTGTCCTGTTTTTATTCGGGAAACCGTTGCACTTCAAATACGAAGGTACGGGGTTTTCATGACGGCTCGTTTGAATCAAACAAGCCTCGGCACGCATACAGTAGCCCGCCCGCCAATACGGCCAGACCCACCGCCGCCCAATACGCATCGGCATAGCCGACTGCCTTTGCCAGCCGCAGAGCGGCGAAACCGGCCGCGTAACTGCCGAGCAGGACGACAGAAAATTGCAGGCTGCTGTCGAGTGCGGCGGTGGCGCGGTCGGATTTGTCCATTACCAACGCCAGTATCACCGGCAGCAGCAGTGTGTAGCTCAGGCTCAGGGTGATGATTTGTGCGGGCGGCAGCCAAGGGTGGATGCGGGCGAGCGCGTCGATGGCGGTCATGGACGCCAAAAGCGGCAGTTGCAGCGCGTAGAGCAGGAACACGAGTTTGCGGCGCGGATAATTGCGCGAAAACCAGCCTGACAGCGGCGTAACAATCAGGCAGGCAACTATGGGGTAGGTATTATTTTGATACCTTTATAGATAAAGCAAAAAAAGGCGAAATTTTTAAGGGAAACAAAATTTTGAATAAGAATTCAGGCAAAATCGGCTTTGATACTTTTCGTTTAAAGTTGGTAGAAAGTAATTGGACTTTGATACCTTTTTTGCATGATTTTGATGAGGTTTTGGGCTGATTCTGATTTTATTCGAATAGAACGGCGTTTGGTATATCCAAACGCCGTTTTTTTTAATTAACTGTACGGCCGTACCATTCGACGCGGCCGATAATAGCTACGTTTTGGCTGTCGTCATTTAAGTCTATCTCGAAAGGTTCGTAGGCAGGATTGCTCGATTTGACGAGTAGTTTACCGGGCAGCTTTTGGATTTGTTTTACAAAAAGATCGTTATCGATGCGGATGACGTATAGGCCGTCGCGCGGGGTGGTTTCGGCATGATTGACCAGGATGTTGTCGCCGTGGTTGAGCACGCCTTCCATCGAGTCGCCCTTTACGGCAATGACGGACAGCTTGTCGAGCTGGCGGGTAACGTAGTTTTCTATCCAATAACGCCTGAATGCCATACAGAATAAGGGCTTGTCGTCTTCTGCCGGATAGCCGTGCCCTGCGGCGGCGTAGACGTCGTAACGCGGGATAAAGACGAACTCGTCTAAGTTGACGGGGTTGCCGAGGGTATCGGTGGCCGTACCGCCGGTATGGGTACGTTCGGCCGCTTGCTCCTTGCCGATATATGGTGCGCCTTTTCCGGTAAGTAACCAGTTTAAATCGCAACCGGTCACTTCTTGAATTTTAATCAGATAGTCTGCTGTTGGGATGGCGCCGTCTTTCCAAACGCGGCTAAAGCCGGAGGCAGACATATCAATCTTATTGTAGAAGTCGGCGGGCTTGGCGTTGTCAGGCCACAAAGATTTCAAACGTTCTAAAAAGTCCATGATTGTCCTTTGCTTAGAATTTCGCATTTAAGCAAAAATTGCAATTCGTTTGCTTAAATTAAATTCCTCAAATAATCAAAAGGATGGGTATTTTTTGCTTTTTTACGTATTTAATTTTAAGCAAAAGAGTTGCAATAAGCTTTTTTGCTTAGTATTATTTGCGCACTTAATCAATCAACAACGCAAATCACATTATTGAATGGAGTAAGTCAATTATGCAAAAAAACGCAACGCCGAAAAACTGGCACCGCGCGGATATTGTTGCTGCTTTAAAAAAGAAAGGCTGGTCGCTTCGTGCACTTTCAATGGAAGCGGGATTGTCGCCGAATACGCTTAGAAGCGCATTGGCGGCCCCTTACCTTAAGGGAGAAAGAATTATCGCCGCTGCAATCGGGGTGAAACCGGAAGAGATTTGGCCTGAACGGTATGCGGCACGAAATTTAAAGCCTGTCTTTCCCAAAAAGGTAGTTAATGGATAAGCGGGTTTCGATTTAGTTTCTTAAATGCTGAAGCTTATACGCATTTAAGTAAAACACAAAAAGAAAGAAATAGCAAAATGTTGATTTCAGCGGTTGAGTTGGCAGGCCTGCAACTTCCCAAACTGCCAAACAGCAGACAAGGTATCGAATACCACGCCAAAAGAATAATTGGCCGTTTGAAGAGGTTGCCGGACGGGCCAGAGGCGGAAAGTTGAAGAAATATTTGGTTTCCGCCCTCCCTTCGGAAGTTCAGGCGGCCATACGGGAAAAACAGGCGGCGACGTTGTTGGCCAAGGTACCGGTGCTGCCGGCAGAAGTAAAAAAACCGCTTCAGCAAAATAAGAAAATGCGGCAGTTGGGTTTGATACCGTGTGAGGAAGGTTTGGCGCGGTTGGACGACAGGCAGACGGAAACGGCCCATGCGCGTTGTGCGATTGTTGCCCATGTATTGCCGCTGCATGAATTGGCGGGTATGCCGATTAAGAAGGCGGTGGCGTTTGTGGTGGCGGAAGCGGCGGCGGGCAGGTTGCCGGAGGATGTGGCCAGGCTGATTCCGCTGGCGAATGCGCGGAACAACGGCGAACGCGGTTTGAGCGAGCCGACTTTATACCGATGGGTGCGGGCTTACCGTGCGGCACCGGACAGCATGAGCCGCCTCTTGGCACTCGCGCCGGTAAAAACACGGGAAAAGACGCCGCTGCTGGCGATTGACTGGCTGCCTTACTTTTTGATGTTTTATCAGCGGCCGAACAAGCCGACGATGATGGCGGCGGCAAAGAAACTGGCGCAATGGTATCTGGAGCAGGGAAAAATCGAGCAGATGCCGAGCTATGACCAGATTCAAACGGTGATGAAGCGGCTGCCGGATCATATGAAGGAGCGCGGCAGGCGCACTGGGTCGGCTTATAAGGCTTTGCTGCCTTACATTGACAGAGATTGGACGGCGTTGAAACCGAACGATGTCTGGGTGGGCGACGGCCACAGCTTTAAAGCAAAAATCCGGCATCCGATGGGGTATCTGTTTACGCCGGAAGTAACGATGATTGTGGACGGTTGCAGCGGTGCGGTCGTGGGTTGGAGTGTGGCGTTGTCGGAAACGGCGGTAGCGGTGGCGGATGCTTTGCGCCACGGGATGACGCATTTCCCGCCGCCTTTGGGTTATTACTCGGATAACGGCTCGGGCGAAACGGGCGATATGCTGGATAAGGAAACGACGGGTATTTTGCCGCGTATCGGTATCGAACATTTTACGGGCATTCCGGGCAATCCGCAGGGGCGCGGCAAGATTGAACGGCTGTGGCAGACCATCACGATTCCTTTGGCCAAGCAGTATGCGACTTATCAGGGCAAGGATGCGGATGCCGAAACATTGAGAAAGGTATCGAATGCGCTGGCGAGTGCGCAGAAAGTGCAGAAAAAGGGTAAGGAACTGAGCAAGGCGCAGGAAACGGCGCTGGCGGCGGCACCGACTTGGGCGCAGTTTATCGCGGATTTGGAAGAAGCGGTACGCCGATACAACTTTGAACGCGAGCACCGCAGCCTGCCGAAAAATCCGGAAACGGGACGGCATTTTACGCCGATGAAATATTACGAATACCGGATGAAGACGGACGGCATGAGGGTGAAAACGGATGTATTAAGCCCGCTGGAGTTGGATTTTATGTACCGTCCGGAGGAAGAACGCATCCCCGACCGCGGAGTGGTGTCTCTGCACAACAATACTTACTTCCATCAAGGATTGCTGGATTACAGCGGTCAGAAGGTACGGGTGGCTTACGACATCCATGATGCCGACCATGTGATTGTGAAGGATATGCAGGGCAAGGTGATTTGCAAAGCGGTATTCAACGGCAACAAACGGGCGGCATTTGCGGAAACGCGGATGGAACAACTGGCCGAACGCCGCCGCAAAGGCCAGGCCAAACGTCTGCAAGACAAGATGGATTTAATCGAGGCGCAACGCCAATCGGCCACGCCGATTATCGAGCAGCAGCCTGATTACGGCGAATTTTTGAAGCTGGAAACGGAAAGCGGCGGGTTGGTAGAGGTGGAAAGCAGGCCGTCTGAAAGCGGCAGGGGTAAGAAGAAGTTACGCGATTTTTTATGGGAAGACGCCGGCTAGTATGACGGCACATCTTTGACACTTTTTAAGGAAAACGAAAAATGATTGAGCAATTAAGACAATATCTGGAAACCAGCGGCATGAGCCAAAACAAGGCGGCCGACCGCATGGGCGTATCGAGAAGTGCATTGTCGGGTTATTTGAACGGCAAATACGACGGCGATATTGCGGGGATGGATAAGAAAGCCGCGCTGTTCCTTGAGCAGGAAGGCGACCGGGCGGAATTGAAAAAGCTGGATATTCCCTATGTTGAAACGGGCACGGCCAAGAAAATGAAAGGTTGGCTGGGTTTGGCGGCATGGCTGGGGCAGCTCGGTATTGTGTATGGCGGTGCAGGCTTGGGTAAAACCACGGTATTGAAACAATATGCGGCCGCCAATCCGCTGGCTTTGTTGATTGAGCCGGATACGGGCTATACGGCAAAGGTGTTGTTGCAGGAAATCTGCCATGCGCTGGATTTAAGCGGCAGAGGCAATATCCATGAGCTGACGGAGCGGGTTATCAACTGTCTGAAGGGCGATAAGAAGAGCCGCAGCCCGCGTGATGCACACCGTATTCTGCTGATTGACGAGGCGGAACAGCTGCCGACCCGCGCACTGGAGAGCCTGCGGCGGATACATGATAAATCGGGCGTGGCGGTGGCGCTGGTAGGGATGCCCAAGCTGCTGCTGAATCTGAAGGGGCCGAACAGTGAATTCAAGCAGTTGTTTTCGCGGGTATCGGTGAAGATGGAATTGGGCGAGATGCTGCCGGAAGCGGATTTAAAACAGATTGCGGCGGCAGTATTGAAGACGAACGATGAGGCGTTATTGCAGAAGGTGGTGAAAACGGCCAAAGGCAATGCGCGGAAACTGTCGAAGCTGTTGCTGATTATGGATTACCTGCTGCAGGTGAATCCGGATGTGGATTTAAATGATGATGTGATTGAGCATGCGGAAACTTATCTGATTCATTAAGTATTTGAGCAGATGATATATTTTTTTGCCTGCCGTTTTTAATAAATAATTGTTTTATAAAGGTTTTGTAAAAATGGAAGAGTTGAAAATCAAACTGGTGCATTGGGCGGTGGCGGTGCCTGCGGCCTGGATGATGGCCGCGTTGCACTCGTGCGAAGCCGTACCCGCAGTGCGGCAGGAAGCCGTGCAGGTGCATATTGCCGATTGGGAAGAGAGGCCGGTGTCGGTCGAATCCCCGCCGCAGGGACGCATGGCGGAATGGCCGATGCCGGGCGAAGTGCCACCGATGCCGTTTGAGCCGACCGACCAAGATTTTGAATCGGGGTTGGCGCATTTTTGAAGAATGAGGATGAAAAGAAATGAACGCAAAAGAACTGTTGCGCGGAGAAATGATGTTGTCAAAACAGGATGGCAAAGGGTTTGTGATTGCCGTTCGTGCGGCGGACGGTATTTGGAAGACGGCTGAAGCCGAAACGCTGGAGCATGCGGTTATAACGTGGGAGGAAATGTGATGAATATTGCTAAACCAAATAAAGAAGACCTTGACGCAGTATGGGAGCTGGTCGCGTTTTTAAACAAAATTGAGCAGGGTTTGAATCCGATTTACCAACCTGCTGACCCAGAGGATGAAGACGATTTCGAATATCTGAGTGATGCGCCTGCAGATGAAGTGTTTGAAGCTTTGGAATATAAGTCTGTCAACGCCGGGTTGTCTTGGATTATGACCGTATTGGATACCTTGCTGTCTTCGAATAACGACATTGTTGACCAAGAATCTGATGTTTTGGATTTCTCGCCGAAATTTAAACAGGCTGTAAAGGATACAGAAAGGCTGGATTTCTTGATGGAAGTCGGGTCAGCCGAATTTTCAAAAGAAAATGGTCAGAAGGCCTGTTGTAGGTTAACCGAATACGACATTAGAGGCTATGGAAGCAATTACCGCGAAGCATTGGATGATGTGATGAAAGAGTGGAAGGAGATGTGATGAAGGTATTAGACCCGTGTTGCGGCAGCCGGATGATGTGGTTCGATAAAAATAACCCTGAAGCTGTTTTCGGCGATAAACGCAAAGAAATCCATCTACTGAAAGACCGGAAATATCTGCGCAAACTAGAAATTACTCCTGATGTGGTTATGAATTTTACAAATATCCCTTTCCCTGACAACACGTTCGCAGTAGTGGTTTTTGATCCACCACATTTGGAAAGAGCAGGAGAAAAATCTTGGCTTGCAAAAAAATACGGTGTGTTGGGCAATGAGTGGAGAGAAGATTTGCGTAAAGGGTTTGCTGAGTGTTTCCGAGTATTACGTTCTGAAGGCATATTGATTTTCAAGTGGAGTGAAAATCAAATCCCTGTGAAAGAGATTCTTAGTCTAACTAACGTAGAACCGCTTATCGGGCACGTTAGCATGAAACATAAGCAAAACCAAACGCAGACCCATTGGATAACATTTTTGAAGGAAGAAGCGTCATGAGTATTGGAATGATGATTTATCTCTTGATCTGTGGGCTGATTGGTTTGGCACTGGTGGTTTTGGCACTGATGAGCCTGATTGAAAACTGGTTTAAACAACGGACTAAAGCGGTTGTTTTAGATGCCTGCGGTATGTTTTTTTGGGTTGGTTGTTGTTTTTATAGCGTTTTATGGGAGAGCGAGTCATGAACATCAAATGCCCGAACTGTGGGGCGGTGCATAGTCTGGACAGCTTAATCAACGATGCCGACGCATCGTCTGTATTGCGGGCTGTGTTGGAAATGGATGTGGAGATGGGAAAGGCGGCTATACGGTATGTGGGCTTGTTCCGACCCGCTAAATCGCAGCTCTCTTGGTCGCGGACGGCGAAACTGTTGAACGAGCTGCTGCCGTCGATTAAGGCCGAAACCGTCGAGCGCGACGGCGTGTCCTACTCCGCCCCTGCGGCGGCATGGATACATGGCTTTACCGAAACGCTGGCCGCCCGCGATATAGGCCGTCTGAAAACGCCGCTTAAATCGCATGGGTATTTGTACGAAATCGTCAGCAAATGGCAGCCGTCGGCCGCTGCGGCAGTGCCTGCCTGTCTGATGCCTGCGGATGCGGCGGCAGTCAATACCAAGCTGCGCGGCGGCATACAGAATTTGATGGAGTGGGCAAATGGGGAAGAACAATAGCTGGCTGAAACAGGAAATCGCGCAGGGGCTTGCCATGCTTTCCGCGCTGAACCTCAAAGGCCGCCCCGCCTCGGCGGATTTGGCGGCCGTCGCCAAACTTTGGTTGGGCATACTGAGCAGCCGGCCGTGGCAGCAAGAACAGGACGGAATCAGGATACAGGCAGCCTTTAGGGCTATCGCGGCATCCTCGTCGGAGTGGCCAAACCCTGCCGACCTTATCAAACACCTGCCGCCGCCCGAAGTCAGAATGGTGCCGAGGCTGGAAAAGAAGCACCAACCGACGGAATACGGCAAGGCGCAGTCCGCCAAGCTGAAAAAGATGGTCGGCAGATTGAAAAACGCACCCTGCATGAACGGGGATTGGATACACGGGCCGAGGCACCGGTCGGTGGACGAATGTAAAAGGATTTATGCTGAAAGGCAGAAAGGTAAAACAAATGAACATTGATAAAACTCAATACAAACAGGATGCCAAAGGTAATCTCGTGCCGCTGGCCAATATTAAAGAAATCGACCTGCTGCGCGACGAACTGGTGCAGGAAATCGCCGCCAAAGCCCGCGCGGTACAGGATAACCTGATGGCGTTCAAGCGCGAGGCAATGGACGATATCGCGGCGTTTGTGCAGTTGAGTGCCGACCGCTACGACGTATCTGTCGGCGGCAAGAAAGGCAATATCAGCCTGCACAGCTTCGACGGCGCGTACCGCGTCAACCTCGCGATGCAGGACACGCTGGTATTCGATGAGGGGCTGCTGGCAGCCAAAGCCCTGATTGACGAGTGCATCAACGAATGGACGGAAGGCAGTCGCACGGAATTGAAAACGCTGATTAACGCGGCGTTTCAGGTGGACAAGGAAGGCAACATCAGCACCGCCCGCGTCCTCGGTCTGCGCCGCCTGCAAATCACGGATGAAAAATGGCAACGGGCGATGGATGCGCTCTCCGACAGTTTGCAGGTGCATATCAGCAAACCGTTTGTGCGGGTGTACCGGCGCGGCGAGGATGGGGAGTATCAGTTGATGAATTTGGATGTGGCGAAGGTGTGAACATGGCAAAAATTATTATTGAAATCGAAGACATGCCTGAAGGCACCGCCGTTAATTTCAAGGGCGACCTACCGATAGATGATGCAAAAGACAAAACAGGCGCGCAGCAAACGGCTGTGTTGATCAGCAAGATGATACAGGCGGCGCAGATGATGACACCGCCCATCCGTAGACATTAGGCCGTCTGAAACTATAAACCAACCGCGCGGCACGGTTTGCCGCATTTAAACCACTTTAAACGGAGTTAAAACCATGAAAAAAAGCGAATTGATTAGTGTACTGGCCAAACACGCCGACGTCAGCAAAACCGAAGCCGAGCGCGTGCTGGCCGCGCTGGAGCAGGCGGTAAAGGTCGAATTGCTCGAAGGCGGCGAAGTTACCCTGCCGGGCATCGGCACACTGGCCACGGCGGAACGCGCCGCGCGGCAGGGGCGCAATCCGAAAACGGGCGAGACGATTGCCATCCCCGCCACCCGTGCACCGAAGTTTAAACCGGCCAAAGGGTTGAAGGATTTGCTCAAGGGTTGATGGCTGATGATAACGGGCGGCAGGGTATGCCGCCCGTCTAAAACCCCAAATCCAAGCGGATTGAACCAGTCCGCTTCAGTTTGAAGTTTTAGTTTTAGATATTGAGCGACGAGGAAAACCATGAACACAGACGAACAATACAAACGCAAGGGGCTGATTGCGAAAATCAAAATCGCGCAAAGCCAGCTTGGGATGGAAGACGATGTTTACCGTGCGATGCTGGCGCGTGTGTGCGGCAAAACATCCTGCACGCAGATGAATCTGGCCGAATTGCAGGCGGTGGCGGCGGAAATGAAGCGGATGGGCTTTAAGCAGACCGCACCGAAGGGCAAAGGTATCCGCCCGCATTTGACACAGGACCGTGCCGCGCTGTTGAACAAGTTGGAAGCGCTGTTGACGGTGGGCGATAAAAGCTGGCAATACGCCGACGGGATGGCCAAAAGGATGTTCGGCAAGGATTTGGTACGATTTTTGACACCCGAGCAGCTATACAAACTGGTGCAGGCACTGCAAATCCATACTAATAAGGAACAGGCAAAAAAGGCGGCAGAGCAATGATCAGGGTAGATGAAGAAGATTTTGAGGCGGTTCGCCACCTGCTGCCCGAAAGTGTGCTGGCACTGATTACGATCATCGGGCTGACAGAAACGGTGGAACTGGTGAAAAACTTAGGCGGCACGACCTACCCGTTGCGGCAGGGACGCACCAAAGGCAGCGAATCGCGGCTGGCTTATTTGGAGGAAATCGTCGGCGGTGCGGCGATGGAAAAAATGGTGGAAGCACTGGCCCCCTGCGATCTGTTTATCCCGAAATGCGAACAGGCTTTGCTGGAATTACGCGACCGCCATATCCGCCGCCGCTTCGACGCGCAGACGAGTAAAGGCGTACCGGCTTATGAGGCGGTGAACGATTTGGCTTTGGCGCACGGGCTGACCGACCGCCATATCTGGCGGATTCTGAAGAAGCCGGATAATGAGGGGGTACAGGAAGGGTTGTTTTGATATTTGGACAGTCTTACTTAAATTTAAGAGTAAAACTGTTTTGATTTTGAATTATAATTTATCTCTTAATTATTTTTCATAAAAGGGATAAATAGAGATGTCAATATTATTTTTTATCTTGATAATTATTTTTTTAATCATTTTTATTTTTATATTTGTTAAAAATAGAAAAGAACAATCTAATAATTTGACTAAAAATTTAATGCCTACAACGGCCCTTTCTTTTGAGCATATTGATTTACCCAATTCTAGAAAATACTCAGTTATAGATAATTTAAGTATTGGCATCCCAGATGAGATGGCAGAAAAAACAAAATCGGAAATTGCTGAAATGGCTTTTGATCATATTTTTAAAACGATCGAATGTGATATTACGATTAAACAAAAAATCCGTAATGAATATGTCAATGCTTTAATTAAACAGCAATATGACCGTTATCACGATATTTTAAGATTTAATCTTGCTGGTGTGAATTTCAAATGGAAGTGGTTTGATGATTGGAAAGGTATATTTATTGCTGCTGATAAATGGCCTGCAGCTTGGAATAACCTTAATTATGATGAAATAACAGTACCTGAAAATATTCATGCAATACTGGAATTTGTGAAAGTTGCTGAAATCAGAAAGGTTTTAAAAGAGAAAGGGGTAAAAAAAATCCCAACAAGTCGGATACAGGTACAGGAGTTAGCACTAATCCATCTTACGGTTAATGATTTACAAGAAGCAATTAAAGAACGTGTAAGCTATTTTGAGGCATTGAGGGATAGAAATAATCAACAGACCATTTTGTACCTGATTGAAAGAAGCATCAGCCATACTCAAAGTCAGTTGTCAGAATTGGTTAATATTATGCAGATTAAACAGGAAAAACCACAGCTTGAGTTGAAAGATATTGTTTATTTATCGCCCAGTTGGGGTGAGGAAGAACTTGATCGATGGGTATTGGAACAAGTGGATGATTCAGTAAATAATAATAGTTTTCCCCCCTATTATCCTGGTGATTCGATTTCTATTCGATTAGATTATTCTGTACGATACTGACTATCTTAATTTAGGCCGTCTGAAGACCAGCCCGAGAGCGAAAGCCCTCGGGCTTTTTGTTGTCTGTCTGACATGGGGCAGGCGCGGTGTGGTATAGGCGGACGGGATAATCAAGGCTCGATAACAGACTAAGCAGGACGACTTTATGGGCAAGATTATTGTGCTGACCGCAGGCCACAGCAACACCGACCCGGGCGCGGTAAACGGCAGCGACCGTGAGGCGGATATTGCACAGGATATGCGCAATATTACGGCATCGATTTTGCGCAACGATTATGGTTTGACGGTCAAAACCGACGGCGAGGGCAAGGGCAATATGCCTCTGCGCGAGGCGGTCAAACTGATTCGCGGCGCGGATGTGGCGATTGAGTTCCACACTAACGCTGCCGCCAGCAAGGCGGCGACGGGCGTCGAGGCATTGAGTACGCCGAAAAACAAGCGTTGGTGTCAGGTGTTGAGCCGCGCCGTGGCCGATGCGACCGGATGGAAGCTGCGCGGCGAAGGCGGGTTTAAGCCGGACAACGCGGGGCAGCATTCCCGCCTTGCTTATGCGCAGGCGGGCGGCATTGTGTTTGAGCCGTTTTTTATCAGCAATGATGCCGACCTCAAGCTCTTTAAGGAACGCAAGTGGGCTATTTGCCGCGCGATTGCGACGGCCATTACGATGGAAGTGGGAGCGGCACGGGTATGAGCATTATCGGTAGTTTGAAAGAGGCCGCTTATTATTTTTTGGCAACATTGATTGGCCCGAATCCAAGCCATGAGCAAGTAAACCGCGCACTTGTCCGTATGCCTAAAGTACGTCCTTTGAACAGCTATCCGCGTCCTAATTACGGCAAGTCGGGCGTGGCCGCCGCCAAACGGGCGGCGCGGAAATCTCGGAACAGGAGTAAAAAATGATTGAGGGTTGGGATGGGAATTTTTGATATTTTTAAAAACCCCGCGACGGGCAAGGTGTCGCACTCGAAGCTGTGGGCGAATATTGCCTGCGCGGCGGGAACTTATAAATTTGTGGTACTGGCCGACCCGTCGGCGGAGATTTGGGCGGTGTATTTGGGCATCGTCGGCGGCTATGCCGTGGCGCGCTCGTTTGTCAGCGTGAAGCGGCAGGAATTGGAGAGCGACCATGCCCGTGAAACTGATTAAATACCTGCCCCATTTGGTCGCGGCGTTGCTGCTGGCGGCAGCGTTGGGGTTGGCCTACCGTGCGGGCTTTCAGACGGCCTATCACAAACAGCAGGTCATTATCGAACAGGCGGAAAAAGACAAGTCCGCCGCGCTCTTGGCATCCAGCCGGGCCTTTGCCGCAGAATTGGAACGGGCCAACGCACGGCAGCAGGAGCAGGAGGAAAAAACGCAACAGACGGGCATGAAGCTGGCGGCGGCAAATGCCGAAATAGGCCGTCTGAAACAGCAATACAGGAAGGGGATTCGTCATGCAATCGAACAGGATAAAAGCATTGCCGGCAATGCTTGTATTGACGGTTTGGGCACTCACGGGCTGCGCCAATACCGCCAAGCCCTCGGATACGGTGCCGATTAAAACGGTCGAGGTGCCGGTTATACCCGCGCCGCCTGCCGCCCTGATGGTGCCGCCGGCACGCCCCGCGCCGCCGGAAAGCGGCAGTGCCGATGCGCTGCTGGAGCATGCGGTGGAGTTTGGCGGCTATGTTGCGGAATTGGAAAATCAAAACGCGGCATGGCGGGAGTGGGTGAAAGGTGTCAAAGAATGACCGTGTATCGTGAATTGATAGAACGCCAGCTGGCGGTACGCCAAGCGGGTTTGCAAATCGGGCTGCAAAAGGCCAACGAGCAGGAGCCGTTCATCGCGGCGGTGGCCGAAACTTTGAGCCGCACGATGTGGGGCTATGTGATGCGGATGGATGCGCGGTTTGAGGTAACGTTTGTCGTTAATTTGGGCTATGTGGCCTTCGAGCATCAATTCGCGGCAGTCAAACAGGCGCTGGCGGAAAAGTTTGAAGTGGAAGCCGACGGGGATGCGCTGACTGTCGAATCCGACCGCATGCCTTATGGTATGGCGGCCTGCCGGGTGGTGTTTGGAGAAGTGTGATGAGCGGAGATACGCCGATTACGGTGGAATATGTGTTCGGCACGTTGGTGTCGTTTCTGATTGCTTTGCTGTGGTATTGGGTGAAAGGGATTTCGGACGGCCTGAAAGAAGCCCGCAAAGATCGTGATGAACTGCTCGGCAGGTTGCATAGCGTAGAAACATCTTATCAGACGAAAGCGGAAGCAAAAGACAACAGGAACGAAATCTTAAACCTGTTGCGTGAAATCAAGGCTGATTTGAAAGAAGTCGGCCAGAAAATCGAACGGAAGGCAGACAAATAATGCAAAACCAAGACCCTATTTTAAGAGCGTTGGCCGAAATCAACGGCAAGCAGGACAAATTGTTACAAAATCAGGAACGCATGGATGCGGAAATCAAGAAAATCCATGCCGATTGCCGCCGCACGTCGGTAACCACCGGCGCGGCTGCGGGCGCGATTTCGGGCGGTATTGTGGCTACGGGCATCGCATTTGCCCGCGCCAAGTTGGGGCTGTAACGATGGCGCATCCGAAGGCGACCCGCGACAAGCTGCGGGCACTCTACTGCAACGGCGAGCAGAGCCTTGAGACGGCGGCGGCTTTATGCGGCGTATCGCTCGGCACCGCCCGCCGCTGGCGCGATGAGGCCAAGGCGCAGGGCGACGACTGGAACAAGCTGCGCGCAGCCCATACGCTGGCCGGCGGCAGCATAGACGAAATCGCGCGGGCGATGATGACGTCGTTTCTGGTGCAGTATCAGGCGACGATGACGATGTTGCAGGATGCGGAAGTGGAAGATTTGCCGCCGAGCAAACGGGTGCAGCTGCTGGCGAGTTTGGCCGATGCGTTTACCAAAACGGTGGCGGCGAACAAGCGGGTGTTGCCGGAAACCTCGCAACTGGCGACGGCTTTGGAGTTGTTGCAGTTTCTGATGGTATTCGTGCAAGAAAAACACCCCAAACATTTGGCTGCCTTTGTGGAAGTGCTGGAGCCGTTCGGGGCGGAGGTGGAGAGGAAGTTCGGTTAGTTTAATCGTGAAGTAAACGTGTCATCAGGATGTTTACAGGTAACACCAATTGCAACCAATAGATTTAGATGATCGGCTAATTTTTTCAGTGAAATTTTAAAGCCTTGCTCCTCCAATAAATCTTGTATTTCAGACGGCGTGTATTTGCCTGCATCTAACAGTTTGGATATTTCTAAATCAATCGATTTCATTTTTTGCCCTTATGAAAAATAAAGATTTCCTCAAATCCCTGTCCGCCCTCGCTGCCAATCTGCGCCAAGTCATCGAGGCCGAAGTAGACGGTTTCGATGCTTCGCCGACGGCGGTGGCCGAACGGCGGGCGAAGGTATTTGACCCGGTAGGCGGTTACGAGTATTTCGTCAACACCTACTTCCCGCATTATATCCGTTCGCCTGAAAAATCCGACCTGCACCGCTTCTTATTCAGGCGTTTACCGGAAATCGTCGAATCCCCGGAAGGCGAGAACGAAGCGGTTGGCGCGCCGCGCGGCGAGGGTAAATCGACGCAGGTTACGCAGTTGTTTACTTTGTGGTGCATTGTAACGGGACGCAAGCATTACTGCGTGATTGTGATGGACAGCATAGACCAGGCATACCCGATGCTTGAAGCCATCAAAGCGGAATTGGAGTTTAACCCGCGCCTGAAAACCGATTTTGCGGATGTCTGCGGCCAAGGCCGCGTGTGGCAGGCAGGTACCATCGTAACGGCCAACGACATCAAGGTGCAGGTGGCGGGCAGCGGCAAAAAGCTGCGCGGATTGCGCCACGGCCCTTACCGCCCCGACCTGACGATTTTGGACGATATTGAAAACGACGAACAAGTCCGAAATCCCGAACAGCGCGACAAGCTCAATGCGTGGCTGACGAAAACCGTGCTGCCGCTCGGCGGCGTGGGGCAAAAATACGATGTGATTTATATCGGCACGATTTTGCATTACGACAGTGTGTTGAACCGTACGCTCAATAATCCGTTTTGGAAAGGCATCAAGTTTAAAGCCATGTTGAAATGGCCCGACCGCATGGATTTGTGGGACAGATGGGAAGAGTTGTACCGCAATGAAGGTGAGCTGGTGGCCGATGCGTTCTATCAAACGAACAAAGCGGAAATGGAACGCGGGGCGGAAACCTCTTGGGCGGCGCGCGGCGTGTTGGCCTTGATGAAAATCCGCGCCCGCGACGGACACGCGGCTTTCGATTCGGAATATCAGAATGATCCGGTAAGCGGTGAAGATGCGCCGTTTACCCAATCCATGCAGTTTTGGGCGGAGCTGCCCGCCGATTTGGTGTATTTCGGCGCGCTCGACCCTTCGCTCGGAAAAGCGGGGGCCAGCCGCGACCCGAGTGCGATTATCGTGGGCGGGTATCAAAGAAGCAGCGGCAAGCTGTTTATCGTGGAGGCGCAGATTAAGAAGCGTTTGCCCGATTTGATTATTGAAGACGTTATCCGCTTGCATGCGCAATATAAGTGCAAGCTGTGGTTTGTGGAAACGGTGCAGTTTCAGGAATTCCTGAAGGACGAGCTGGTCAAACGAAGTGCGGCAAAAGGCATTCCCGTACCGGCGCGGGCGGTCAAACCGATTGCCGACAAGCTGCTGCGGATTGAGACTTTGCAGCCGCACATGGCCAACGGGTTGATTTTGCTTCATGCCAATCAGCAAACCTTAATCCAACAGTTTCGCCATTTTCCCAAGGCAGACCACGACGACGGCCCCGACGCGGTGCATATGTTGTGGTCGGGGGCAACGGCCAACAGTGCGCCGGTGGAATATATGGCGGTGCCGAAACATGGGTCGGACGGCGGCTTCGGCGGCGGCGCATGGTAAAACTGACACCGGGCAGGGCTTATGATTGGCGCAGGCAGTAGAAACTTGGGGCAAGTTTAACTTGCCCTTTTTTTATTGATGAAAAATATTTTCAGTGCATTGAGCAAAATCCTGCCGGGCGGCCGTATGCCGAAATCCACCCCGCAAACGGCGGAACTCGCCCAGAACACCCAGACTCACGAACACCCGAGCAAAGGTTTGACGCCGCAGAAGCTGCACGGCATTTTGGAAGCGGCCGAGCGCGGCGATTTGAAGGCGCAGTCGGAACTGTTTGCCGACATCGAGGAGAAAGACGGCCATATCTTTTCCGAGATGAGCAAGCGCAAGCGGGCGGTCATCGGGCTGGATTGGCGCGTGATGCCGCCGCCGGACAGCACCGACGCCGAACGGCGGCTGGCCGAAGAAGTCAGGGGATGGCTTGAGCGTCTGACCGATTTCGAAGACATGATGTTCGACCTTTTGGATGCGGTCGGGCACGGCTTTGCCTGTGTGGAAATCGAATGGCAGCAAATGGGCGGCCTGTGGCTGCCGAAAAACTTTATCCACCGTCCGCAAGGCTGGTTTAAGGTGGACGGTGCCGATAATGTGCGGCTGGCCAAACAGGATAATCCGGACGGGGAAGAGCTGTGGGCGTTCGGCTGGCTGGTACACAAACACCGCAGCCGTTCGGGTTTGCTGGTACGCGGCGGGCTGATGCGCACGCTGGTTTGGCCGTATCTGTTTAAAAATTATTCGGTGCGCGATTTAGCCGAGTTTCTGGAAATCTACGGCCTGCCGACGCGCTTGGGCAAATATGCGGTGGGGGCGGACGAAACCGATAAAACCACGCTGCTGCGGGCGGTAAAGGAAATCGGACACAACGCCGCGGGCATTATCCCCGAAACCATGAATATCGAATTGCTTAATGCCGCCAACGGCAGCAGCGAGCCGTTTATGGCGATGATCGACTGGGCGGATAAAACATCGTCAAAAGCGATTCTGGGCGGTACGCTCACCAGTATGGCCGACGGTAAAACCAGTACCAACGCGCTGGGTCAGGTGCATAACGAGGTGCGCCATGATTTGCTGGTGTCGGATGCCAAGCAGCTTGCCGGTACGATAACGCAGCAACTGATTCTGCCCCTGCTGCGGCTGAATAAAGGCAACGTGGATGAAACCCGCCTGCCGCGTTTCCAGTTTGATACACAGCTGCCCGAAGATATGGCGGTTTATGCCGAATCTTTGCCCAAGTTGGTAGAGATGGGCATGAAGATTCCGCTGGCGTGGGCGCAGGAAAAACTGGCGATTCCGCTGGCTTCGGACGACGAGCCGGTATTGTCTTTGCAGGCGGCTGAAAGCGAAGGTGTCAAAGTTTCGCCGTTAAGTTACCGCCGCGTGGCCTTGAGCAGGCAGGGCGAAATCTTGGATATGGGACAGGCGGCCATCGATAATGCAGGTTTGGACAAGATCGCCCTGCCCGAGCATATCGAACCGTTTTTGCGCGGGCTGGGTCAGGCTTTGGCCGAGGGCGACAGTTATGAGGATGTGCAGGAGCGGTTGTTGCGGGCTTATCCGCATTTGGACAGCACCGAATTTCAGACGGCCTTGGCGCGGGTGATTTTCATCTCCGACCTGTGGGGGCGGCTCAATGGCTGATTTGGGTTTTGCCTTCGGTTTGGAGCCGGAAGCGGCGGTCAAATATTTTGAAGGTTTGGGCTACCATATCCCGCCCGACTGGGATGTGAAATGGAATGAAGCGCAAGCCAAGGCGCGGGCGGTTGCGGGCATACACAGGCAGGATATTGTCGGCGAGTTTCACGCGGCGATGTATGAAGCGGCGAAATCGGGCAAGTCGTTTGAGGCTTGGCGCGATGAAGTGCAAGGCCGTCTGAAAGCGCATGACTGGCATCTGCTCAAAGACGGCGATATTGTGGACGGAGACAGCGGCGAAGTCCTCGGACGCGGCATTACCAAACACCGCATGGAAACGATTTTTCGCACGCAAATGCAGTCGGCCTATATGGCCGGCCATTGGCAGGCGTTTGAAGAAGGTCGGGATGATGCGCCGTGGCTGCAATACTCGGCCATTTTGGACAGCCGCACCCGCCAAAGCCATGCGGCGGCGCATGGTGCGGTGTATCACATCGACGACCCGTTTTGGGATTACTTCTACCCGCCCAACGGCTTCAATTGCCGCTGTACCGTGCGGGCGCTTTCAGACGGTGATTTGAAACGGCGCAATCTGCTGCCGCAAAAAGCACAGCTTGAAGATACGGAAGTGGTGGTCAACCGCAAGGGCGATACCCGCCCCGCCAAAGCCGTCAAGCTGCCGGACGGACGCCGTTTTTATACCGATGCGGGCTTTCAGCACAATGTCGGTAAAAGCCATTTGGCCAATTTGGGGCAGTTGCAGATGCAGCGGGCGATAGAACTGCCGCCGAAGCTGGCAAGTGTGGCGGTGAATAAGGCATTTGACGACCCGCTGTTGCGCCATGCGGTTTCAGACGGCCTTTTCGCCGCTTATCTGAAAATCAAGCCGCAACAGGCGGGGGTTAAAACTTTTCCGCAAAATGTGCCGTTTTATATTGGCGCGCTTGCGCCGGATATTTTGGACGGCATGGCCGCCAAGGGATTACCTTTGCCGCAAAGCAGCATTGTGGCTGCATCCGACAGTCTGCTGCGCCATGCGATGCGGGACATTAAAAACAGCCCGTTACCCGACAGCTTTTGGCAGGCCGTTACCGACAATTTAAGGTCGCCGGAAGCCGTCTATTTTGAGGCGGGCGGCGGCAAGCGTGCCGATAACTATCTGTTGATGTTTTATGCAGTGCCGAATGAACCGGACAGCTTATATAAGGTGGTGGTGCATTTGGATTACGACGGTTTCCGCCGCTCGAAAAATCCGGCCAGCGGTGCGCGTGAAAACTTGGTCGTCAATGCGTTGGATACGGGGACAAAGATAGATAAGGCCGGCGTCAAGTGGCACTTGTATGAACATTTAAAGGGGAAACGGTATTGAGGATAAGCGAGGCGGTGGTGGGACTTGAACCCACATCATGACGGCGCATCCGCGTCGACAACCTTTCGCCTTAGCCTTTCGGCATTACACTAGGAAACTCCCGCCTTGCTTTGTGGACATTTTAAGCATGATTGAAATCGAAATCAACACCGACACCCTGCAAAACAGCTTAAACGCTGCGGCGCGGCGTACCGCCCACACCAAGCCTTTGATGACGCGGCTTGCCCGCATCATGCGCAACACAGTGCTGGATAATTTCGCCGCCGGAGGCCGTCCCGCTTGGGCGCCGCGCAAATATCCGGCCGCGCGTGAAGGTTCGGGGCTGCTGCAGGCCAGCGGCCGCCTGCGCAATTCGATTACGCCGAGCAGTACCAACGATACGGCGGTGGTCGGCACCAATGTGAAATATGCCGCCATCCACAACTTTGGCGGGAAAACCTCGGCGCACTTGATTAGACCGAAAAAAGGCAAGGCACTGAAATTCGGCGGACGCTTCGCCAAACAGGTAAACCACCCCGGCAGCAATATCCCCGCACGCCCGTTTATGACCCTGCAGCCGGAGGACGAAAAGGCCCTATCCGATGCGGTGGCGGAATATCTGGCACAGGCCATTCGGGGGCGGTAATCATGCCTGCCTGAAAAATGCCGAAAACAGCCCGAAAACGCCCTAACCCATACTTACCCCTACCCATCGCCTGAAAATCAATCCTGCGCGCGTTTGAACACCTTTTGAACACTATCCCGCGCGTACCTCTGCAAGTACATTTCCCTTCCCTAGAAATTCATCTGTCTGACATCGGCCAAGCTTTGACGAGGGCGCGGCTGCCGCACAATGCGGGCTATGGACACCAAAACCCTTCTTGCCGCCTTATCCGCCGCCCATGTCGGCAGTACGGACGGCTTAATCAAAATCGTACCCAAAGGCCAATTCGCACCGGTTGACGGCCGCACCGATACGGGCGTGCCGCACTGGACGATGTCTGCCGATTTGGCACGGCAAATCATTGCCGCCTTTGACGCCGCGCAAACCGACCTTGTGGTCGACTACGAACACGCCACGCTGAAAGCCGCCGAAACGGGGCAGCAAAACCCTGCCGCCGGCTGGATCAGCAAATATGTGTGGGATGAGGAGCGCGGCCTGATGGGCGAAGTGAAATGGACGCAGCGCGCCAAAGACATGATAGACAGCGGCGAATACCGCTATCTGTCGCCGGTACTCGAATACGACACGCTGGGCAATGTACGCGGGCTGCACAGTGTGGCGTTGACCAATTCGCCCGCACTGGACGGCATGGCTCTGGCTGCATTGAGCCGCCAAAACTCTATCAACCCCAAACAGGAAACAAGTATGAACAAGGAAGCTTTAATCAAGCTCTTGGGCTTGGCGGCGGATGCCGACGACAAAGCCATCGAAGCGGCTTTGGCCGAAGCACAGGAAAAGCTGGGCGGTAAAACGCTCGCCGAAGCACTGGCCTCACCCAAAGAAGAACCGCAAGGCGGAGAAGGCGATAAAGGCACTGCCGGCAAACCCGAAGACAAGCCGCAAGGCGGCAATGCCGACGACGGCGAAGTGGCCGAACTCAAAGCGCAAGTGGCCGCGTTGAGCAAGAAAGTGATTGCCATGGAAGTGGGCGGCACTTCAGACGGCCTGATCCGTGCCGCGCTTTCAGACGGCCGCCTGCTGCCGCATCAAGAAGCATCGGCGCGCCAACTGGCCGCCAAAGACCCTGAAGCGTTTAAAGCCCTGATTGACGGCAGCTTGGCACTGGCCGCTTTGAGCAAAACGCAGACCGGCGGCAAAAGCGGCGCCGACAGGAAGGCCCCGCCCACCCCCCGAGCCGCCGCCGCC